AACAATTATTAATGATGGATTTTTGGTTAGACTAGCCTCCCCAATACTTTTAGATTATGACAAAAGAAGAAGAATTAGATACAGAAGGTCTTAGAGTACTAAGGTGGTCTATGTTTGATTCTCCTGACAGTAAAGGTAGTGGTTACATGTTCATGGAGAGGGAGCCAGTTATTGCCCTTGACAGGGCCGCAAGTTACCACCGATATAGACCTAATATAGTATTAGGGTATACATCGAAGACGGTTGCTGATAAGATGGGATTAGTAAGTACTAACTCCCACAGACTAGGTAAGGCAGTTCGTATTAGATGCGTAGGGCCTAAGAAAAGATTGAAATTAATTAGATCGCTAATGGAGCAAGGTGTACAACGCTTCGCGGTCTCAGATGATATTGTGTACTTTGACACAGACGACCTCAAGCCTCCTTCGTTCTATCTTTGGACTTAAGAAGTTTGTTTCATGAATGTTTCTTTGTTTGTTTGATTGGGGCCTTAGTGGCCCCTTTCTTTGTTTTATACCTCAAAAGTTAAGGAAATGTTAAAATTCATTATTTATTTGCATAGTTAAATATGTCACCATATATTCGTGGTGTTATTAATTATTAAATCAAACAAGATGACACAAGAAGAACAAAATGAACTGGATGCTTTAAACGCAAAAAGAGAACAATCCTATGAGGAGATCAGAAAGGAACTTAACAGACATCACCTAGTTGGGTTCTACCAAAGATTACTCGATGAGGAGGAGAACGACATTATTAAGCAACGCTACTACAGAGACATGTTAAGTGCGTTCTTAATAGATGATGACAACAAACACGATCAGGTTAGAAAGGAGACCAATAGGTTTTGGAACCAACTTCAGATTAAGCAGGAGGTTTACGATAACAAGATCGAGTACCTAAAGGAAACCGTAGAGTACCTAAGAGAACTTATTGTTGAAGTAGGTGATCCTTCTACTAACTTATCTAGAAAGTTTAAGATCGTTAGAGAGGTGAATAACAAGGACTTCTACAAGGCGGTAAGACCACGCATTAAGAAGCGTGTTGAACAAAACTTGAAATATTAATTAATTTTTATTATATTTGTAACTATGGAAACATTAACATTACAAGAAAGGCTTCTTAAAGTTCAGACAGAACTAAAGGCCCCAAAGAACATGTACAACTCTTTTGGGAAGTACAACTACAGGAACCTAGAGGGTATCTTGGAGGCGGTTAAGCCGCTATTGGCCAACTATGGCTTAAACTTAATCTTAAGCGATGAAACTATTGAGGTAGCGGGATTCCCTTTTGTAAACGCTAAGGCAAAGGTATTCTGTGCTGACTATGATACCTCAGTAGAGGTGTATGCTCAGGCAGGCTTAGACCTTAACAAGAAGGGTATGGACGCGGCACAATCGTCAGGATCATCATCATCTTACGCTAGAAAGTATGCGCTGAATGGGTTATTCCTTATTGATGATACTAAGGACGCGGATGATCTTAATACGCATGGCAAGGACACCTCAACGGTATCCGTACCAACCAAACCTAAACTACCAAAGTCAGGCGAGAACTTCAATAAAGTAAAGAAGTACATTGCAGGGGGTGGTAACATCGAAGAAGTAAAAAAGAAATATACATTAACCAAAGAAGTAGAACAATTATTAAATCAGTAAATTATGGGAGCAACAATTACATTTAGCATTGACCTAAGCAAGATCGATAAGAGCAAGGTTATTCAAGGAAAGAAAGGAACGTATTACAATGTTACGGCCTTTGTTAACGATGATGTAGATCAGTATGGCAACAATGTTGCCGTAGCAACTGGACTATCAAAGCAAGAGCGCGAGTCAGGCGCTAAGACACAATACTTAGGCAATGGCCGAGTGGTTAGTACGGATGGCAAGATCTCTGCCGCGCCAATGGAACAACAGAGTCAGCCTGCACAGGCGGCACCTGCTGACGATATGGACTTTCCATTTTAGTGTAGCGTAGTAACGGGGGCTACGGCCCCCAATACTTTTAATCAAACAAACAAACAATGAGCATAGAACAGATTTTTACAGAACAAGAGACAGAGGATAGGCTAAGATTAGAGTTCATACTGAACGAGTGTTATATTGACCCAACGGAGAAGATAGATCATCCTCCAATAGCATTAAGTTACGGACAACACTCATATCAGACCTCTGACGGCACTTTGACATACGACACACCTATTGGCACCTATGGAAACTTTTCGTTCATTCAGGGGCCTCCTAAGACCAAGAAGACGTTCTTAACGAGTTTGTTTTCTGCGGCATACTTAGGCGGACAATGTGAAAAGTTTGCGGGTAAGATTAAGGGTCATAATGATGGTAAGATCCTTATGCACTTTGATACGGAGCAGGGGAAGTTTCACGCACAGAGAACCTTTAAGCGTGTGCTAGAGATGACGGGTGTAGGGAATGAAAGATATAAGACCTATGGCCTAAGGGGTGTAGGGTATAAGGATAGGCTAAGGGCTATTGAGATCGCCATAGAAGACACAAAGAACTTAGGCTTAGTTATTATAGATGGTATTGCAGACTTAATGTCTGATGTTAATAATATAGAGGAGGCTAACGCTTTGGTGCAGAAGATTATGACATTGTCTCAGCAATACAACATTCATATTATGACCATTATCCACAGTAACTTTGGTAGTGATAAGCCAACGGGACACTTGGGTAGTGCGATGGAGAAGAAGGCGGAAACGCAAATACAATTGCAGAAGGATGATGCGGATAGTAATATAGTAAAGGTATCTTGTAAGAGAAGTAGAAACCGAGCATTTGACACCTTTAGTTTTTATGTAAACAAGTTTGGCTATCCACAGATGGCCTATGAAGAATTAAATTGGATCGACAACCTAACCAATGATAATCAAACTGAACATTCCGATTAAGGCGGTACCTCATCAATCGGTGAGAATGACTAGGACTGGTAGAGCCTATCAGCCCAAGAAAATTATCGACTATAAACAACAAATTAAAGAAGCCGTTAGGGAACAACTCCCTGATGGCTTTTTGGCTATAGAGGAGAACACACCTATCTTTGTGACTAAGTTGCACTATGTGTTTAAATACCCCTCTAATACGCCAAAGTATAAAAAGGATAGCGATGAAATACTATATAAGTTTACTAAGCCCGATCTTCATGATAATCTTAATAAGGCTCTCTTTGATGCCCTTGAGGGGGTTCTGTGGCAACGAGATCAAAATGTTGTTGCGATGGATGATGTGAAGAAGTACTACTCAGATACGGACTATATAATACTAGAGGTAAAATGTTAGAGTTATTAGCAAAGGACCACGATGTGTGGGTAAGGATGGTAGTAAGTTTTGGCGCAAGCAAGGACATTGCTGAGGATATTGTTCAGAGTTTTTACCTTAGGATGCATAAGTATATAAAAGATGAATCTAAGATCATGTATAATGACGATGAGGTTAATCGGTTCTTTGTTTATGTAACCTTAAAGAATATGTGGAAGACCTATAAGACCTCCTCCTCAAGATATGATTTTTATGATATAAGGGATGATGAGGCTATAGATGATAGTGTTGATCATTCTGTTCACGAGGATATGGATAATGCCTTTAACAAGATATTGTCTGATATTAAGGATGAGATGAATACATGGCATAGATACGATAAGTTATTATCTGAGAAGTATTTTAAGTCAGACTATAGTTTAAGGGATATGGCTAAGGGAACTGGTATTAGCCTGACAAGTATATTCAACACCATAAGAACAAACAAGAAGATCCTTAAGGATAAGTTCGGTGAGGACTACGAGGACTTTAAGAACGGAGATTACAATTTCATATGAAGTATATACAAACAAAATACCCTGATTATATCAACGAGGTGTCTAAGATCATAGGCCTGCTTAGGAACAAGTCCAATGAAGAAATAACCGAAAAGGTAAAGTATTTTCAACGAGGGGGCATGGAGGATCAGTTGGATATCATGGGTGTAATGGGTGAGTTGATATTCTCAAACTATTTACACTCTAAGGGCGTCGATCACAAGACTAACACACTATTAGACGATAAGCCAGTGAGTGGTCCTGATATTATTATAGGTGACAAGACGGTGGATGTTAAGTGTATAAAGAGAACATCTCCTCATTTCTTGGTTAATGAAAGGGCGCATCAGAAGGATAAGAACATAGATTTCTATGCCTTCGTGATACCTATGGAAAACAATATGGCGGATATTTATGTATGCTCGCATAAGAGCGTAAGTAGTTGGCCCATAAAAAATTTTAAATATACTAATGCATATTATAAACTAATCAATGATGAAAAAAGATGAAACCTATTATCAGAATCTCGATAAGAGAACAAAGGAGTACAAAGAATGGAAGGCAAAAAGGGATGCCTCATCAAAGGGCTTGGGCGACAGCGTTGAAAAAGTTACTGAGGCAACTGGCATCAAGAAGGCTGTAAAGTTCTTAGCAGGAGAAGACTGCGGATGTGATGAGCGTAAGGAGCGTCTCAATAAATTGTTTTCTTATAGAAAACCTTTATGTCTTAAGGAGGATGAGTATATTTACTTATCTGAGTTCTTTGAGAAGCCTAAGGGGACTATAACCTATAAGACTCAGTTAGAGTTAATGAAAATATATAACAGGGTATTTAATCAGAAAAGAAAACCTACTTCTTGTGGATCTTGCGTAAGGACTGTGGTTAATGAACTAAAGGCCTATTACGACAAGTATAATGGATAAGGTAAGTAAGGGAAGAAGGGCCTACAGTTGGGCTGAAGGTAGAAAGGCAGAAGAACTATTTTCCTCTGTAATGGAGGGTAGAGGTAATACCGTAGAGAAATCATCAACTAGGGTGGATATTAAGAAACACATTGATTATTATGTTAATGGTATCGGATTCGATGTGAAGGGTAATAGACACTTAGACTGCATTTGGTTAGAGATAGCCAATGTTAGGGGTGATGATGGTTGGTTAAAGGGTGAGGCTGAGTACATTGCCTTTCATTTCCCTGAACTAAACGAGTTCATTATCTTCAAGCGTCAGGACCTTCTTGAATGGGTACAACAAAATGTTACAGATCACACAGAGGATAAGAAGGATTATCTTAAACTATATACTAGAAAGAAGTGGGATAGGCAGGATTTAATAGTCAAGGTTAGGTTTAGTGATATAGAAAATCTAAGCCATACTAGAATATCTTGTTAAGAACTTGCATTTATAAACATTTTTTTAGTATATTTGTATAGAACAATAAAACAATACAATATGCCAAAAATTGATGTAAAGGTTAGTCGCCTAAAGAAAGACGAAAGAACGGACAAGAACTGGTACGATGTGAGCATCTCTACCTACAAGGGTAAGATAGAGGGCCGCTTTGAGCATTGGGAGTTAAGATACCTAATCCAAAGGATCGACAATGCCATCTACTAGAAAACAGAAACCAGTTTTCTCAGGGGTACTGAAGTATTTCCCTGATGCAATAATGGAGGTGGCTCGTTGCTCATGGATGGGTAACAATCAGCACCATGAGGACAAGCCTCTTCATTGGGACAGGAATAAGTCCAACGATCACCTAGATGCCTTAGCACGACACCTGATAGAAGCAGGTAGTATAGACGATGATGGAGTACGCCACTCCGCTAAGGTAGCATGGCGCGCATTAGCAAACTTACAATTAGAACTAGAAAAATCAGAACAAGATGCCATTACCAAAACCAAATCCTACTGAGACTCAAGAGGAGTTTGTCAGTAGATGTATGTCTGACGAGACAATGATGATCGAGTACAAACGTCAGGACCAAAGACTAGCGGTATGCTATGTGACTTGGAGAGACAGAAACAAAACAAAGAGAAAATGAGCGAGAAGACTTTAAATATAGGAGACTATAGGATAGTATTTATTGGAGATGTTATTACTAACACTATATTCCTTCCTTCAATTGAAGTGTCCTTTAAGAAGAGGGTTAAGCAATTTAGTTTATCATTAGGTCTACTT